ATGCGTATTGAAATCTGCATAGCCAAAGAGAAAATGACTAAAATGCCAACCGGTGCTGTGGATGCGTTAAAGGAAGAATTAACCCGACGCATCAGTAAACGTTATGACGATGTAGAGGTGATCGTAAAAGCCACCAGCAACGATGGCCTTTCTGTTACGCGCACCGCCGATAAAGATTCAGCTAAAACTTTTGTCCAGGAAACTCTGAAAGATACCTGGGAGTCTGCTGACGAGTGGTTTGTTCACTAATTAGCACGTAAAATCAGTAACGGCTGGAAATCATTCAATACTCGCACTATCGGAAGTTCACCAGCCAGCCGCAGCACGTTCTTGCATACGACGTGTCTGCGGTCTCAACTCCGCCCGCCCCCGCCAATCATGATTGGGCAGTACCAGTACAGCACTAGCAAAGACAGGAAATTAGCAGTCTCAGCAAAACACCGACCAGACGGTGAGAAGACAAAAAGATACGCAAAGATGCCGCGGTTCCAGAAGAATAAAAAACCGCTAATGGACAGCCTCCTTAACACAGTTTTTTATATACATGATTCACTGATACCAGTGGTATTAATAGCTATTATATAGCTTCAGCTCCTTTTTTCATACCTTAAGGAAAAATTGCCCCTCCCCCAAAAAGTATCGTTTTTTTACATTAAACCGATCCAGTTTAGGATAGTGTAAAGCAGAAGTTCTTCAATATATAATATATGGAGTTAATATGCTTACACAAACTATATATCCGCCTCCTCCAGAAGTTCCTGTCTACTGCTGAAGGGAACCAATAACATTGCAAAGCAGATAAAAAAGAATCCAACACCTCTCAACATAAAGAATACGCCCTGATATTTATGCTCCCGACAAATAACAATCACAGATTAATTTCAAATTCGTTCTCCACTTATTCAATCGACACTAGCCGCGCATATGAAAATTATCTAACCCATTGGACTGAATGGAAAAATAACCGCATACAAGAAGAACAACGAGACATCGCTTTTCAGCGACTAGTATCATGTCTACAAAACCAAGAGACGAACCTGGACTTGTCTGAATTAGGCCTGACAACATTACCTGAAATCCCCCGGGAATTAAATCAATTAATATAAGTAAAAATAATTTAAGCTTAATCTCCCCATTGCCTGCGTCCCTTACACAGCTTAATGTCAGCTATAACAGACTTATTGAACTGCCTGCTTTGCCTCAAGGACTTAAATTATTGAATGCGTCCCACAATCAACTAACCACACTACCCACACTCCCCATATCTTTGAAGGAGCTTCATGTCTCAAATAATCAATTATGTTCTCTTCCTGTTTTACCAGAACTACTGGAAACATTAGATGTATCATGTAATGGGCTGGCAGTTTTACCACCTTTACCATTTTCTTTACAAGAGATTAGCGCAATAGGGAATCTTCTTAGTGAACTCCCCCTCTACCTCACAACATTCACTCCATATGGGCAATCGACAATATGTTAACCGATATTCCATACCTGCCGGAAAATTTAAGGAACGGTTATTTTGACATAAATCAGATAAGTCATATCCCGGAAAGCATTCTTAATCTGAGGAATGAATGTTCAATAGATATTAGTGATAACCCATTGTCATCCCATGCTCTGCAATCCCTGCAAAGATTAACCTCTTCGCCGGACTACCACGGCCCGCAGATTTACTTCTCCATGAGTGACGGACAACAGAATACACTCCATCGCCCCTGGCTGATGCCGTGACAGCATGGTTCCCGGAAAACAAACAATCTGATGTATCACAGATATGGCATGCTTTTGAACATGAAGAGCACGCCAACACCTTTTCCGCGTTCCTTGACCGCCTTTCCGATACCGTCTCTGCACGCAATACCTCCGGATTCCGTGAACAGGTCGCTGCATGGCTGGAAAAACTCAGTGCCTCTGCGGAGCTTCGACAGCAGTCTTTCGCTGTTGCTGCTGATGCCACTGAGAGCTGTGAGGACCGTGTCGCGCTCACATGGAACAATCTCCGGAAAACCCTCCTGGTCCATCAGGCATCAGAAGGTCTTTTCGATAATGATACCGGCGCTCTGCTCTCCCTGGGCAGGGAAATGTTCCGCCTCGAAATTCTGGAGGACATTGCCCGGGATAAAGTCAGAACTCTCCATTTTGTGGATGAGATAGAAGTCTACCTGGCCTTCCAGACCATGCTCGCAGAGAAACTTCAGCTCTCCACTGCCGTGAAGGAAATGCGTTTCTATGGCGTGTCGGGAGTGACAGCAAATGACCTCCGCACTGCCGAAGCCATGGTCAGAAGCCGTGAAGAGAATGAATTTACGGACTGGTTCTCCCTCTGGGGACCATGGCATGCTGTACTGAAGCGTACGGAAGCTGACCGCTGGGCGCAGGCAGAAGAGCAGAAATATGAGATGCTGGAGAATGAGTACCCTCAGAGGGTGGCTGACCGGCTGAAAGCATCAGGTCTGAGCGGTGATGCGGATGCGGAGAGGGAAGCCGGTGCACAGGTGATGCGTGAGACTGAACAGCAGATTTACCGTCAGCTGACTGACGAGGTACTGGCCCTGCGATTGCCTGAAAACGGCTCACAACTGCACCATTCATAATCACATCGCATAAACCACAGACCGGACTGACTCCGGAAAAACAGAGGCCCGCCCCGGGCCTCCCCGGATTCATCCGTTTCCCTGTTCAGCCTGACAGCACGCCCCGGCGGCCGGATGACAGACTCCGCTTCGGTAAGCAAAGCGGTCTTCTGTGATTCCGCCAGTTGCGGCTTATTCATTACTCAACGTCAAACGCCCGAATTGAAGCCAAATCATCCAGACCGCTCAGCTCCTCTTTCATTTCACGCTGACGGCGATAAATCTCATCGTTGCGATCGACCTGCGCCTGCACCATTGCTGCCGCCAGTTCTTCCAGTTCCGGCATCGACAGTTTCACCTGCTGATTATCCGCATCACTCCACACCATATGTGTTTGTGCCGCGACAGATTTTGCCAGCATGACTACCGGGGACAGGCGGCCCAGTGAGTCGGGCCAGCATTCCAGATACGACCGTTCCATTCAAACGTGAACGGCTTCGCCTCCTGTTCTGTGCGCCATGCTTCAATTCCCTGACGTCTGGCCTCTCTGGCCGCTTCCAGCATTTCTGGTGTCACAGTGAATGGGGCTATCTCACCCCATTTGCCGCTTTGCAGTTCCTGCCAGATTTGCTGCCCCGTCGGAGCGACATCATCAGCGGTGGCTGTGTAGGGGACTGCCTGGTCCCTGTCGTCAAAAAAAACGTCACAGTCTACTGCGCCACTTTCGGTATAACGGGGATTAATGATTTTTTTAATTTCCACGGTGCATTCCTCACGATGTGCGAATAAAAAGCCCGGGCATTGCGCCAGAGACATGTGCATCCGGCACCCCGGACAGGGCGCAATATGACCCCGGTAATGAATGCTCTGAACATCCCGTAATGAAAAATTGTGGGGATGCTATATACGTTCCGGTGGGAGTACTGGTCACTGAAATCCCCACCGGTCCCAGTCGTGAGCCTCTGTATGACCGCCCCCTGACAAGTCTGATGACTTTATCACCGTCAGCTTCTCCCTGGTACGCAGCAATAATCAGCCCGCCAATGTCAGGGTCTCCCCATCTGTTGCGGACAGAGCTCGCCACGATTCTGTAAATAATATCTTCTGTGGTTATATTTATTTTCACCCAGCCAGTCAGTCTGGATATGGGCCAGTAGCAGTAGCGGGTGTGATAAATGGGGCCGTTAATGCCGTAAAAAGTAAGGGATTTGGCTCTGTACCTCGGTTCTGTTGTCTCAGGGCGTGCATCAGTCCACCGGATGCTGAGCCCCCTTCAAACCGTGTGTCGGGTATGATGATGCCGTAGGGGCCAGCAACGGAATACTCACCTGGCAGCGCATTCCTTACCCAGGCCAGGAAATCACTCTTAGTGTCAAAACGGATAACATCTTCAGGCAGAAAAGCACACCCAAAGCCGAATGCGCCGGGTATCGCCAGACGGCCTTTTGTCCGGTCGTAAATGTCGCTCTGTGCTTCCATCGTGGCCGCACTTTTCAGCCCCAGATTATCCCGGGACTTCTGTTGTGCCTTTTCGCCTGCTGCTGCGATTTCAGACAGATGGTTAGCCGTTTTCAGAGTGCCGGTCAGCGCAGCATCAATGTCATTTTTGGCCTGTTCTGCTGCGCGGGCATAACCTGCGGCTGCCTGTGCACGCTGACCGGATAAGACGGCGTTTTTCCCCGTGCTTTTCACGTCTTCCGCAGTGGCCTTTCTGTCCTCTGCAGTGGCAACTGCATCCTGTCTGGCATTCTCCGCAAAACGTTGTGCATCATCACGGGCCGTTGCGGCTGCCGCCACATCCTGCGCCGTCTGCTGTGCGTTTCCGGCTGCAGCCCCGGCACTCTGCTGCGCCTGCGCCACCATTTCCTCAAAGCGCTTCATCACCTCCGGACGTAAATCACCATCCTTTGGTGCATTCAGAAACGCGTTCAGTGTCCCCGGTGCATCAGTCGGTGCCACATCAATATCCCCGACACGGGTTGGCTGCCAGCCGTTACAGTGAAGCGCAACCTCGTAATACCCCGGCTCAGCCTCAATCACATAAGCACCGTTATTGTCCGTCACGCAAGTGGCAACAACGTGTGCCACAACGGTCGGACTGGTTCTTCTGGCCCGCAGTTCAATCGCACAATTTACGACAGGTTTACCCGCCCCATCTTTCAGTACACCTGAAATCTTTACTGCCATATTCACCCCACAAAAAGCCCGCCTGAACCAGCGGGCTGTCATAACACTGTGTTACCTGGCTAATCAGAACTTATAACCGACACCCACGATGAAACCGTCAGTGCGCCAGTCGCCACTGCCGGAACCTTCATAAGCAAGGTCAATGGCCACGGATTCGGTCGGGTTAAACTGCACGCCAGCCCCCACGCCAGAGACGTGTTGCTGTGGCGGTTGTCATCACTCCCGGTCAGCACATCGTGCGTTTTCCCCTTGTTGTCAGTTACGCGGAGATAATCCCCGGAGAAGGTCGACACACGGCTGTAAGCCACGCCCGCCATCGCATACGCGCTGAACCAGCGGTTACGCACGGAATCCTCATGCCAGCGGGTATCGCTGTAATGCGTTTTTTGCTCATCTTCAGCGTTGGCATAGCTGAATGACGTCACCAGCCCCAGCGTGTCCGTAAACTCATAACGGTATTTCACGTTAATGCCCTTCAGGTCATCGCTGCCTGGCATATCAGTATGGGGCTGAAGATACCCGGCGCTCAGCGTGGACTGATGTTCAGACGCCCATGCAGGCGCACCGGATACAGCCAGACAGATGGCTGCGGACAAAATGGCTGCACAAACTTTACGCATAATTACCTCTCGCTTTTCTGCAATAAAAAAGGCACCATTTCTGGTGCCCGTATCCGGGTTATAAAATTCAGCTAATCGTGATGCCTGCAGTGGCTTTCTTCATCACAACAACCAGCAAATCGCTGATACTTGCTGTGGGATACCAGCCATTTACCAGCCATGCCGATACAGAAAACTCCAGCGTCATGTGACCGTGACCGGCAGGCATATCAATAACACCCGTATATATCAGCGTATTATCCAGGGTCGTTCGGTTATAAATTTCAGCACCGTTTTTCTTCACTATCAGGCGGCATGACGAATAAATATTGTTATTCTTCCGCTCATGTTTAGCACCGCGAAACGCCACCGCAGGAATAACAATTTGCCGATCAAACGGCTGATCGTCATAAACCCTGACGGTAATGGTCCCTGATGGCCACCTCTCCGGTGCCCGGGAGTCCCGTGGGAAAGGTTTGCCCACTGTTTTAACGAGATCGCCTTCAATCTGGTTCGCGGACAATTTTCCCAGAACCCGACAGTTCTTATTAATCGTGACGTTGTTGAGCGTCCCGGAGTTCGCGTTCACGTTACCGCTGATATCGGCATTTTTCGCCGTCAGCCGTCCGCCAGGTGTCAGGGAAAATGCCGGAGGATTACCGCCGCTGGTAATGGTCGGAGCCGTCAGGCGTTTCAGGAACACGTCGTTCATGAATATCTGATCGCCCTGACCAACAAACATCGGCTTTGTGTTGCCATTCGCAGGATTAATCATCGCAATCCTGTCTGCCGCCAGCAGCACCTGACTCTGCATTCCTGCTGGCGTATTCTCAATACCGGCACCGATACCCGCAATATAAAGGCGTCCGTCCTTCATCTGTTGCAGCTTCACAGCCCACATGCTGTTCAGGTTATTATTTGTATCAACCTGAACTTTCTGTATCTGCTGGATTGCAGCACTCTGATTTTCCAGTTTTTTATTGACGGTTTGCGTGATTTCATTGCTGACATTCGTAATGGACGTCCTGATTTCAGTCAGGTCCGGCGCAAGCTGACCGTTATCAATCTGCGTCCACAACTCCTTGCCGAGATGCGTTTTATTGATCAACCCTTTATAAAAACTCAGATAACCTTCCGCATCATCGCTCGCCCGACCGACGGCCTCCACAAATGCCGATTTGCCAACGGTGTTCACACTGCGAACGTAAAAATAATAATCATGGCCCGGCCTGATATTGATACTGGCGGCTATCCAGTACAGCGCCGTGCCAAGATAGCGGGCGCTGGTTTCAACCTGCCTGATATCCGCAATCCGCTTTTCCGAAAACCAGAACTCAAACTGCACCGTCGGGTCATATACAGCCAGTTTCGGGACCACCGTTATCTGAAAATACCCCGGTATCAGTTCAATAGTGACAGGCGCTGCCGGTGCCGCAATCCGGAACGATACCGACGCCGGATCGCCCTGCTGCCCCGGGCATTTACCGCCCGGACTGTCAGACTGTAATTCCCCAGCGCCAGCTGCCTGAAGCGGTATGTGGTTTCCGTCGTCCTGGCTGTGCTGACCAGCCGCTCACTGCCGTCGTCCGCTGCCACGGTCAGGCGAAGCAGGAAGCTCACACCCTTCACCACCTTCGGCGTGTCCCATCGCGCCAGCACCTGATATTCCCCGCTGTCTGCGGTGACTTCGGCGGTCAGATGCTGCACCGCTGGCGGCGTGACACCATTCACCGTGCCGCGCCGGTCACCGTCAAAGTGTGCCCCGTTATCCACGATGGCCTCTTTTTCCGGCACATGCTGCACGGCGGTGATGGCATACGTGCCGTCGTCGTTCTCACGGATACTCACGCAGCGGAACAGGCGCTGGCGCAGCGTCGGCAGCTTCAGCCCCCACACGCTGTATTCTGCAACGCCGTCAGGAACCCGGCTCACTTTCACCTTCACGCCGTCGGTGACGGACTGAACCTCCACGCTGACCGGATTGCCATTTCCGTCAACCAGGCTTATCAGCGTGGTACCGGAGGACGGCAGCGTGATTTCACGGTCGAGCGTCAGCGTCCGGGTCTGGCTGTTCACCGCCAGTACGCGACCACCAGTGCTGATACCGGCATAATCATCATCGCAGATTTCAATGACATCACCCGGTACATGGCGAAGCCCTTCTGCGCCCACGCTGAAGTCCACGGTCTGCGTTTCCAGCAGTTCCGTTTTAATCAGCCACAGCCCGGCGCGGTGCGCCTGTCCCCGGCTGGTACAGCCAAAGGCATCCATCTTCGTGACGTTACGACCGTAACGGACAATGGCCTGCGTGTCCTCCACAAGCTCTGTCGCCGTCTCATGACCGTTGTCCGGATCAATCCAGTTCACCTCAACGACATTATGGCGGTCCTTCAGGGCGCTGAAGCTGTAGCGGAACGGCGCGCCATCATCCGGCATCACCACATTACTGCGGTTATAGGTCCACACTTTATCCGACGGTCGGTCCTGCACGAACGTCAGCGTCTGCCCGTTCCATACCGGCATACAGCGCATCGCCGAGCAGAAATCACTGAGAACATCCCACGCCTTACGCTGTGTGGTCAGGTAAGCGTTACAGGTGATGCGCGGCTCCGTGCCGCCAAATCCGTCCGGCACTGACTGGTCGCAGTACTGGCCGATGACATACAGCGCCCATTTGTCCACATCTGCCGCACCAAGACGTTTCCCCATGCCGTAGCGCGGATGAGTGAGCATGTCCCACAGACACCAGGCCATGTTGTTGCTGTATGCTGGCTTAAGCGTTCCGTCCCAGATACCGCTGTATTGCCGCGTCTGCGGGTTATAGTTCGACGGCACCTGCAGAATGCGCCCGCGAAGATGATAATTGCGACTCACCTGCTGGTTACCGAACTGCTCTGAATCCACCTGCACGCCGACCAGCGCCGTGTTCGGGTAGCACTGTTTCACATCGATGATTTCGGTGTACGACGACCAGAGCGTTTTGTTCTGCAGCTGGTCTGTGGTGCTGTCCGGTGTCATCCTGCGCATCCGGATATTAAACGGGCGCGGCGGCAGGTTACCCACCACCACCGAGGCCAGATACTGCGAAGTGGTTTTGCCCTTAATGGTGATGTCTTTTTCCGTCACCCAGCCACCGTTACGCTGTATCTGAACCAGCAGGCGGACTTCCGACGGATTCCGGTCCCCTTTGAGGTGGTTTCCACCAGTGCCTGCACACCGAAGGTCAGGCGCAGACGATCAATGTTTGCCGACGTGATGGTCCGGGTGATCGGCGTGTCGTATTTCACTTCCGTACCCAGCACCGTCTCTGAGCCGGAAGATTCAAACCCCTCCGGCGGTGTCTGCTCCTGCTCGCCGGCGCGGAACACCACCGTAACACCGGAAAAGTTTGTCTTCCCCTCGCTGTCCAGGACCGGCGTACCGTTCAGCAGCACGCTTTTTAATCCATCCACCGGACCGTCAACCGGCCCTTCGCTGATGGCATCAATCACACTCAGCAACTGCGTGGATTTCAGGTTGTCCTTCGCTTCGCGCGGGGTATGCCCTTACTGCTGCCTTTACCCATTCCTCACGCTCCATAAACGACAAAACCGCCCGCAGGCGGTTTCACATGAAACATTTTGCATCAGCGACCAATCACCACAACCTGACCACCATCCCCTTCGTCTGCCGTGCTGATCTCCTGAGATACCACCCGCGACCCCACGCGCATTTCACCGTACAGAACAGGCAGAACATTGCCCTGGGCAACCATGTTATCCAGTGAGGAGAAACAGGTGTTCTGTTTGCCGTTATCCGTTGTCTGTGTACGGGGAGTTCTGGCTTTCGGTGCCAGCATCTGTGCAACACCGCCAAGCGTCATACTGGCACCGAGAGAAAACAGCAGATTACTCGCCATAATTCCTACCCCGGCATCCATATAGCAACCGCCATAACAGCTGCCCCAGCACCGCCTGAAACACACCGCCACTTTTAGCTCCCACCAGACGCGGTACTATGTGGATCACTGCACCATTTGCCAGCGGCTCATTAAGACGGGCAGACAATTCGGTTTCACCTGCATCACGCCCGGCAATGCGCACCTGATACCAGCCGTCACTCAGTTTCTGACGAAACGCCGGGAGCTGTGTGGCCAGTGCGCGGATGGCTTCAGCCCCCGTTTTCACACGAAGGTCGATGCGGCGGCCAAATCGTTGCAAATCCCCGTAAAGGCAGATGCGTGCCATTCCCGGTGACGCCAGAGGGAGTGTGTGCGTCGCTGCCATTTGTCGGTATACCTCTCTCGTTTACTCAGTTGTTCAGGAATATGGTGCAGCAGCTCACCATCGCCGCAGTAAATGGCGGCATGATTCGGCACCGATGAACCAAAACAGCACAGCAGCACATCGCCCGGTTGTGCTGATGACAACGGCACCTGATACAGCCCTGTGGCCTCCAGATTATCCAGATAGAGATTCTGACCGTGACGCCACCAGTCATCCCCGCGATGAAAATCCGGCATCTCAATCCCCGCCAGATGATAAGCATCCCGGAACAGCGTGTAACAGTCCGTCACCCCGTGCTCAAAGCGCCGCCCGGTGAGATGCGGCACACAGCGGAACTTGTGAATCGCCCCCGGCAGACCAGCCACCACGGCAAATCACTCTGCACCTGCAGCCGCCGGTCAGCCTCACTCAGCCAGGGCAGACCACCGGGATGACTGTGGACCAGTGCTACAATCTCACCCTGCATTTGTGCCCGCAGCCAGTCCTCCGGAGCCATCCGGAACCGTTCCTCCGGCTCACCGGAGATATTCTCGCTGGGAAGATACCTGTCTCCCTCCGGCGTTCTCACCACGAAGCCACACGACTCCGCTGGCGCACATCGCCGGGCGTGCGCCAGAATCGCTGATTCTGTCTGTGTCATGGATTTACTGAGAAAGTTTATTGATGGAAAGGAAACCGCCGAAATTACCGGTATTGTTGCGCAACTCACACCCGCGCATACACTTGCTGCATTTGTCCTTCCGGATATCCGTCGTTGGTTTGTCGAACTCGTCAGCCACTGCCCTGCCCGTGTAACCACACTCATCAGAACGGTAAGTCCACATACAGGTATTCGCCAGCATGATACGCCCCGGGAAAACCGCGCCATCCGTCTCCGTTGGTGTGGCCAGCACAAAAGAGGCACTGACCGCGCTCAGTTCGCTGCACTGCTCGATGCGCCAGCGGCTGATCACCTCCTGTTCCGGATCGGCGTCGCTGTTTCCGTTGACGAAGTTCACCGCATCCAGAAAACGGGCGTAAACCTTACGCCGGACCACCGTTCCGCCGACCAGACTCTGCAGATCTTCCGCCATCCCGGTGACCATGCCGTGCAGGTTAGAGACCGTCAGTGTCGGACGGGCAGCACAGCCCCTGCCGTTCAGTTCAAACCCCGACCCCTGAATGGGGTATGCCTGATACTGCCGCCCCTGCCAGGTGACCGGCTCACCTTTTTCGTTCTGCTCATTACAGAAAAAATAACGCTCACCACCGACCTCTGTCAGATCGATTTCCCAGAGCTCCACCCGGGCTGACTGCTCCGCACGGGTGCATTCATTCAGTGTTTCCTGCCGGATATCCTGCATCAGTTCACCACCTGTTCAAAATCGGCCGTTACAGTCACCCATAACGCCCCACGCTTGCCGACCATTTACGACAAACCACCCTGATCAGTTTCCAGTCATAAGGTGGCGTCCACTGAAATGCGCGGACGCCACCGTGCCGTTCCAGAAAGGCTTTTAAAGATGGGTGTTCACCTTTACGAACACGTATCGTCACGCTGTAAGTCGACAACTGGTTATTCAGTCCCGCCGCACGACGCTGTTCATAACCATCGCCCAGCTTCACTGTCACCACTTTCGGCTCTGATACCACATTCATATCCGGGCGCACTTTCCAGTGAAACGTCTCCATTACCGGTATGCTCCACTTAACCGGCCACCATCACGGGCCTGCTGTTGCATAAAGTCCGCGGCCGCTTTTTTCCCGAGGTCATAAACCACCTTCAGGGCAGCCGGACCTATCTGCCCGTTCGTGCCGTCGTTATTGATCTCAATGTTGTACTGCGGGGCAAACATCACCATGCCTGAACCACCAGTATCCGCCACAACCCCAGCTTACCATCAGCACCGCGACGCAGTGGCAGAATGGCTTCAGGTCCCGCTTCCCCCATCACACCCGCGCCTTTTGCAAAAGCAAAAAACGTCGGACGGTTAACCACCGTGCCACTGTAGCGACTCAAATCAGCAGACTGGTAAACACCGCCATCAGCATTAGTCGTGAAGCCGAATAAAGAACCGACGCCCTTTACCGCCTGCATCATGGCCATCTGTGCCATAATTCTGGCCATATCTGACAACAGGGAAGAGGTGAAGGATTTAAAATTCAGCTTACCGGTGGTACAGAATGTCGCCAGTGCATTACCGGCACTGCTGAATGCCACTGTAAACATCTGTTCTGCCGTTCCCGCCGCATTATCCGCATCCGCCGTAAAATTCTGAAACGCCCGCATGGCACCGTTTTTCCAGTCGCCCTGCGCCACTTCCAGTTCCTGCCAGTAGCGTTTGTTTTCATTCAGTTGTCGCTTCAGGCTCCCCTTCAGCACCTCCTCAGCCCTCCGGTAGTCCTCCGTCCCGTAAGTGCCTTTCTGGCGACTGTCATTCTCAAGCTGTTGCAACTGTTGCCGGTATTCCTGCCGGATGCGCAACTGTGCCTGGTAGCGCTGCCGCTGCTTATCCCCCATACCTGCAGTGGCAATATCCAGATTGTGCTGCTCACGCAGTGCACGTTCTTTGTCTGCCAGCTGGCTGGTCAGCTGAACCGTTTTTTTTCTCAGGTCGTTAAGCGCTGTCTGTTTCTGCAGCTCCTGCTGTTTCACATCCAGCAGCGTCAGCGCCTGAATCAGCTCATTCTTACGGGCCAGCACACTCTTTTCATCTGCCGTCAGCTTTTTCCCGTCCAGGTCGCTGATGCGCTGCTGCAGGGCCAGAAGCTGTTTATGCGCTTCAGTCATCCTTTCAGTGGCAATGCCTGCTGACTGTCTGGCAGCAGCAATCTGCCCTTCCACCTGTGCCTGCTGCTGACTGTACTGCAGCAATAACCGGGTGGCCTCATCATTACGGGTTGCCCGTGTATTTTTCTTAATGGCTTTTTCGTAACGTTCATTTTCACGCTGTATCGCCGCATCCCTGACAGCCTGGTCGGCGTACTGCATGGCATTAATACGCGCAATTTCCCGCTGATGTCGTGCAGCTTCCGTTTCATTCATCCGGTTCAGCGCGGCATTTTCAGCATTCCGGCGTTTCTGTTGCTCCTGGTAATTCCGTTCTGCCTGCGCTTTTGCATCCTGCAAATCCTTCCGGCGTTTTTTCTCCTGAAGATCGTTAAGACGCTGCTGATCGTACTCCACCTGTGTGGAGGCGTTTGTCCACGGATATTTTTTCGCGCGCTGAATTTTTTCCTGTAACGCATCAATCTGCGCATCCAGCGAGTCTTCACGACCAATATTCATGGCCGCATCCCAGAACTGCTTCCACCAGTCAGACAAGGTTTGCAGCGTACTACCCAGCGCATTGAGATTATTATCAATATCAGATGTGCGTTTACCGGTTTCCTCTGCCAGCGCAGACATGGCGATCCGGGCCGCATCACTGGACCGCCCCTGCTCCCCAAGGACGCGTATCTGCTCAAGCTGAGTGGCAGTCAAAAAATGCAGCGCATTGTCCAGCGCCTTCGCGGCATTTACAGGATCATCCTTCAGCCGCTTAAACTGATTTATGGTATCGCTGACCGACTGGCCAACCGATCGCTCCATCTGTGCGGCAGCTTTCGCCACCATACCAATATCGTTTCCATGAAATGCCCCACTGCCCACTACCTGTGCCAGCGCACCGGCTGCCGCATGTTGCGTGATACCATTCCCGGATATGGCCCGGCTGAGTTTCCACAACTGCCCGACAGTGACACCGGCATAATGTCCCGTCAGCGCCAGCTGACGGTTAAATTCCTCGCCCTCCTTCCGGCCGTCATGCCAGGCTTTACCCAGACCCAGGACCGCCGCGACAAGTCCGCCAATAACGCCGCCAGTCATCATGCCTTTCGGCGACATCAGTGCGCCTGTCCATCCGGCACGGTTAGCCAGCGTTATCCCGGCTCCCCTCAGCGCACCAAAATTGCCGCGCGCCATCTGACTGATTAACACCCCAGCTCCCGCCGGGCTGCCGCACTTTTCAGCCCAGCGAATGTGTGGCTTTTCCTGCCCGCTCCATTTTGCGGATATACACTTCTGCAGCACTGCTTACCCCAGCTGAGCCGCCCTGGCGCGAAGCAACTCAGAAGACGACAGATTCTGGCGGGTTGCCTGCTCTTTAAGCTGGCGGATAAACGCCGCTTTCTGCCGGGTGGCCTGTTCCTCTGCCTGCGTCAGGGCACGGGTTTTCGCCGTGATCTCCGAAATCAGCGCCAGATAATCCTGCTGACCAACCCCGCCACTGTTTCTGGCCTGTCGGATCTGCTGCTGAATACGCTGTAATTCCTGAAGCCCCGCACCGGCCTGTTTCACACTGTCAATCTGGCGATAAAAGGCGGCAGCCGCTTTATCCTGCGCCTCCGCCAGTGCCCTGGCCTGCGCCTGTTCCTCGCGCATTTTCTGATTCAGGGCATCCACGCGCAGACGGGTTTGTTCCACCTCACGGGCCATGCGTTCATGAGCCCGTGCATTCTTCTCCACCGTCTGCGCATGGGCTGATGCTGCTGTTGCAGCCGAAGAAGCCGCCTGCATTGTCTGCCGGGCCGCCTGAGTCTGACGCTCCATAAAACGCTGCATACGGGCAGAAGACCGTTCTGCATCGCTGGCTGCACCATTCAGAAGGTTTTTGATACGGGGAATTTCATTTTTAAACTCTGCCGCATCAATCCCCAAATCAATGACCAGGTTGGCTATCTGGTCCATAACGCACACCTCCGGAAATACCTTCCCCAAGATGCATCAGTTCTTCGTCCGTTCGCTCCGGTATCCCGTTCTCTTCCGGTAAAAGGCTGAAATCAGCCACCGCAGCATCGCTGCTGCCGGACACCATTCTCACGATCAATGCCTTCAGCGAGGCAAACTGCGCATCCATCCACACATCACTGAAGCTCTGCATCCGGAAATAATCGCCCCACTCACCAAGCTCAGTGGCCGACATATCCGACAGCATCCGCCGCCAGTCTGCCCGCCGGAACTCCCGGGCAAGCCGCATGACAAACTGCATTTCCCGCGTCAGGACTTTTCCGGCGTCAGCGCCTCATGATCATCATCCCCGGCATTCTCAATGGTCCCATACCGCTCAGCGACAGAACCCTCTCCGCCCCGCGCCCAGCGCATCATACGACCATGTTGTCATAATGGATGCGCAAAGCGTCTCAACATCCTGAGACTGCTCAGCATTCCACAGTGAGCGGGAAACCAGCCAGGCATTGATATCCATTCCCATACGCAGAAAAGCAATCTGTCGTTCAGCCTCCGGCAGTTCTCCCTCCTGTGCATCAAACTTTGCCGTTCGCTGCTGAACAAACGTCAGATATTCAATTCTCTGCAGCCCGGACAGCTCACTGAGCACCACGGACTGTTTTTCATAATTAAACGTATCCTGTTTCAGAAACATCATGTTCTCCGGATGCAAAAAGCCCGGATAACCGGGGCAATGATGAGTATCGTCCTGTTATGGTGCGCTGACGGTCACCGCAGCCACTGCCACAAACTCTCCGTCAGAGGTCATGCCCACGATGCTGACACTGCCCTGCTTCACGCCTTTCACCGTGGCCACAAGCCCGCTCAGGGTCACCGAAGCAGTCTGAGGATCTGACGAATGCACACTGATCGCTTTGACACTGACAGATGCCGGTGCCACCGTCAGTCCGGTAACACCCACGGTTTCAGCGCCCTCCTCTGCCAGATACGGACGCCCCACACCGCTGATTTTTACAGTACGGGTCATCACCTCTTTTGAGGTAATGGTTTTACCCAGAGAACTCAGCCAGCCACGGAAAACATCAACCGTACCGTTGGGGTATTTGATACGAAACGCGCAGACTTCACCGGAATCGAACAACTGAACCAGTTTTTTCTGCCCGCTGTCACCCGGACGCCAGGCCAGCGTCGCCAAAGTATCACCGACGGATTTCTGCCCTGGGTTGTCGTTTTCCAGTCTGCATCTTCATCATCGAGATAAGTGTCATCTTCTGCATCAGCGGTCATTTCGCCAGGTTGCAGATCCTTCACCATCGCAAGACGCAGCCAGTCAGTGTCCGACAAAGGGTTCGCAAACGCATCGCCCTTGCCGGTGTACATCCAGAACGTCGTTCCCGCACCTTTCGTTTTTGCCAGTGGATTTGGTGTGGTCATTGCCACCTCCTTAATTCGTGTACGTGATCTGGTACGTGATTTCCGCCATCGCCCAGGTGGCCATCTCATTATCACGTTGATAGTTAAAACCGAGTGGGTTCATGGTGTCGATGAGTCCGGAAAATGCAGGTACATCATTCAGGGCCGGGAAAATGGTGCTCTCCATCCACATATCCAGCTCTGAATCCGGTGCCTGTGCCCGGATGAAGACGGCAATATGCAGAACAGCCTGCCAGTCATCTTCATCCGTCATTTTTCCGGTGTACTGAGCATCACTCAGCCACACCGCCACGGCAGGCAGTTCCTGCGCATCAATAAATGCCGGAAGCCCGTCAAAAAACGTGGCGCTGTCTCCACACTGTTCCCGAAGGCGTGCCAGTACGACCTGGCGGATCTGTGTATGTCGGTTCATCGGGTCAGCCATAACCTCAGTTGTTGTTTCAGTGCATACCCCAGCTGTTTCGGCATTTCCGCAGCAATGATGCGGTCGCGGGCATCTTCAAATGCCTGTGTCAGCGGTCCGGACAGCGGGATTTTCACCACATCAATGGGGTAACGATTTTTGCCGTCAATACGCCGCATCACATGCCAGCGACCATTCGCCAGTTGCTGAATAAACGCATCCCGGAAAAGGTATTTCCCCACTTTCAGTACGCTGCCACGATGACGTGAGTTGCTGCCATGCCGGGAGCGGGCCAGTCTGACCTGTGCGGTACCCAGCTTAATGGCGGGCAGGTTACCCCGGTTAACACGCATGCGGGCATACATTTTTCCTGAGGGCTGGCTTTAAGCAGCCTGACACGCTCCCTGACCGTTTTCAGGGGAATACCTTTCACCTGGTTATCCCCGGCAACGGTATTCTGCGCAACCTGCCGTGTGGCGACAGAAATAATCTTTGCCGCCACACGGTTTACCGCCCATGCGCTGGCCTGTGGCACCATGCGGGTATCGAGGCTGTTCAGATTATGGATGGCATTCTCAAGCCCCTTCATCCCACACCTCTTTACTCAATAAAGATCATTGGTTTACCGTTAAAGCGTTCATGCCGTGTGACCGTCCATTGTTGTCCGTCATAAACAACGCGGTCCCGCGCCGTGGGCGGTATCCCGAAGAAAACACCACCAGAGAGACCGCCGGTCCGGACAGAGCGTTCAGCTCTGCCAGAGTTTCTCCCGGGAGCACAGGCATATAAACATCATTAATCGAGGCCATCTTTCCCATCTTTCTGACCGTGATCGCATCCATACGCGCTGCCTGCCGGGAAAAGGGATCAGACATTGAGTTTTACCGGCACTTCTTCTGCACCAGCTCCGGCATCTGCCCAGACAACCCCGACCAGCGGATCAGAGCCGCTGTTAGTCAGCTGAACTTTTCCGGACTTCAGAAAAACCTTCTTACCCGTTTTCATGTCATCCGTTTTCAGCTTAGGCAGCATAAACACACCTTCGGTCAGGCCGTCGCCTGTTTCACCCTGTGGAATATCGGTCAGCGCCACCGCAAAAACATCACCCACCTGCACCAGATCTCCGCTGCTGATGGCTGCACTGGCAACAATCGCCACCGTTTTTCCTTCTTCTACAAAATTCTTTGCCATAACTGTCTCCGCACAGCCCGTTCAGGGCTGATTTCAGGTACAAAAAAAGCCCTTACGGGCCATCAGAGTTGTTGTCTGCGACGTTTACGCCGTACATTTCACCAGGCCGCGGTGATCAACTGGCGCAACACCGGCGTCAATACGCACTTTCGTTGTCACGCCATCCACACTGAAGCCCTCCATCTGATCAATATATGGCGTATCCACACCGTTGAGATAAGCCACTTCAATCGTATCGGAGCCTTTGGACGCAGCCAGGTAGAAGGTGGTCTGGCTGTTATCATCAAGACGAGGCTCTGCAATAACGGTCGCAAAATCTTTCACCGGGTTAATAATACCGGCGTTAATGTCAGCCCCCTTGACACTTGAGGAGCGAATGACCTGGTTAGCAACAGACTCCATCGCCGTCGGTACCAGTACGAACGCAGGACGAATATTCAGATGACGCTCCCCTCTTTCTGAACACGCATCAACTGGCGGGCTTTATCCAGCGATGCCACGTCCATTGCAGCGCTCTCCAGTACGTTTGCATGTTTCGCTTTATCGAACAGACTTACATTATCTGTGGAGATTTTCGGGTTAGACGTCAGAATGGCATAAACCAGATCGGCAATAGTGGATTTCGCCGCACGGCCCAGTTTCATCGGGACATCGGTCAGCATATTCAGATCATCGTTGATAATGGCCTGACGGGTGATACTGAACAGTTCACCATAGGTCGCCAGTGCAATCGTGGCCTGTTTATCTCCGGTAGTAACGTATTTATATTCCGCCCTTCACGCACCTGACGCAGAGCACTGAAGCCCCCATACCCACACGATGGGCAATTTTAAAATCAGACAGCTGACCTTTCCGCGTCCACTGTTCATAGGTTTCAGGGGCATCTTCCCAGCCCTGCAGAATGGCTTTGTTCGCAACATCCAGCAGAATATTACCGAAGTCAGACGTACTGTGTGTGAACGCCGCACCGACCATCTGCATCGGGTTATAACCGGAAACCCCAATACCCCGTTCAGTCAGTGACATACGGGCATATTCACGCAGGGTCATCCCGTTGTAGACATTATCACGTTCAGTTTTTTCAAACCCGGCACGCGCCATCAGCGCCTGGCGGATCCCGTCCCCACAAAATTACCGTTTCCGGCATAAATATGGGCCGGGTATTTTTATTTGATGGTGAAAATTCCTTACCCATTTCGTTAAGTAATTTCTCACGGGCCTGCTCAAGCGAGCACTCCGGCTCGGAAAGACAACTGGCCTGCAATGTCTGATAACGCCCGCCAAACATACCAAACAGTTCATTAATACCACTCACACGTGCTTTTTGCTCTGCCAGTACCTGCGCACGGATACTGCTTTCATCTGCGGAAGGTGCATTTGTGGTGGTCACGGTTGTGGCAACCTGAGCCGTAGTCTGCTCCTGTGTCTGAGATGCAGTATTTTTGTTTTCAGGTTCACGCGTTGCACTGTTGCGTGGCGGAGTAATCATGTTTCGAATGGATTCCGGCATCTTTTTAAATTCCTCTGTACGTTTTGACTGAATACATGCCATTGCCTTAACGGCTGGCGTCACCTGATCAGCAAATCCATGTGCCAGACATTCGGCACCGGACATCCAGGTCTCATCCGCCAGCATGGCAGCAACTTCATCGGTGGTTTTCCCGGTTTTCTGTGCATAAGCGGGTAACAGAACCGCCTCAACTTTATCGAGCAGGTCGGCATAGGTGCGCATGTCCTCCGCATCACCGCCCGTAAAGCCAAATGGTTTATGAATCATCATGAAGGTGTTTTCCGGCATAATGACCGGGTTTCCCACCATCGCAATGACCGACACCATTGATGCCGCCACACCGTCAACATAAACGGTAATGGACGCACCATGTGTTTTCAGTGCATTAAAAATGGCGATGCCTTCAAAGACATCGCCACCCGGTGAATTGATATGGAGATTAATGTGGGTGATATCGCCCAGTGCATTCAGATCACTGATAAACTGCTTCGCCGTAACACCCAGAAACCAATCTCGTCATAAATATAAATATCCGCGTCACTCTGGTGACCTGCCTGCATCCTGAACCAGGAATTATTCTTCGGACTGGCCGTCGGTGTGCTGCGGCTCCTGTCGTTTCGTTGCGACACTGCTGCCTCCTTTATCACTGGCCGGATCGGTATCAAATATCAGACCCAGCTTGCGGTTTTCATCAATTTCAGCCTTGCGCCGACGTTTGACATCATCCGGATTACGCCCACCTGCTCGCACCCAGTCTGATTCTGTCGCCGCTCCACCGCGAATCTGGATTTTCCAGGCCTCAGCCTCCTTAACCGGATCAATCCACGGCATGACCGGACCGGAATATGTTGCGTTACACAACGTTTTCATATCCACATCCGACGGAATTTTCAGCAGACCTGCTGCTACCACCATGTTCAGCCACGTCCGGTACACGGGACGGGTTACAGCACCAATAAAGCAGTCCTGCAGGATCAGATAGCCGTCAGTGGACTCGACCAGCTCCTGTCGCTGAGCGCTGTAGGTACCGTTGTAATTGCGCGCCGCACTGGAAAAACTCATACGACTGCCTGCGGCCACCGCACGCAGCTGCCCGTTACGAAAAGTTTCAAGGTTAGGATTGGGCCGATCAGATTTGACCATGCCAATATCTTCCCCCTTGCGCAAATCGTCATAAATAATGCCAGGGGTGATATGCAGTTCCCGGTCATTATCTTTATTTATCGTGGCGTCTTCATAATCCTGCCCATCTCCTTTACGGATATACAGCCCCAGAGCCGCAGCAACACGCGCCGCTGTCAGCTCAGCATCTTCATATTCCTTAAGCGCACTGATCCGCATCAGCACACCTGACAACATGGATGTACCACGCGTCTGATGCAGACGACGGGTAAATTTCAGATGCACCATATTTTCGGCAACGATCTCTTTGGTATCACTCAGCCGCCCGGTAGTCGGATGATTTTTATAAACCAGGTATTTTTTCGGTCTGCCCCAGTCATCCAGAAAAACACCCTGATTCAACCCCACAGATTCATCACTGAGCATGGGCACAAAATCCGGCTCCATTGCCTCGATCCAGAAAGGCACGCCAGCAGTCCGCACCAGCCCTCCGCCGGCACCACGAACCAGCTGGGCAAACACTTCACCATCACGTAACCAGGTACGCAGCAGCAGACGCTCGAGCATGGGGCGCGTATACTGCCCGGTCACATCCGGACTGACAGACCATTCCACCCACAAGCGACGGATAATCATTGCCAGCTCTGTGGCTATATCACCGTTCTTCAGTAATGGCTGGGGTTCGACAACGATCCCTTTTGCACCAATCACCCGTTCCTCAAGTTTGTCGAAAACACCGATTACCAGATCATGATTGATGTCCAGAAAACGAGCCTGCTCCCGCAGGGAAACTGCACCGTACTTACTGAGCTGGTCGGCAGAACGATTTTCCCGCCGGGCTTTATGTGTACGAGTAGGCTTCACTGCCTCATAGGCACGAATTAATGCCCTTGAGCGCAATCTCGCAGCTTTCCAGCCAGGTGAAAAAACACCAATCACATCATCAAGAATTGCCATCAGAACCTCGCCAGTTTATAGCCCGGCGTCCCCCGTCGCCGCGCAGCCAGAGTCGCAAGGCGACGTTCCCACTCCTGCCGCCCCTGTCGGATCTCGGATAAGTTTTCCATGGTCATCTGCTGACCATTAAAAGTAATGGACTTTCCGTCCAGCACTGCCATTTCCGCATTGATATAACGATGGATCATGGCTTCAATATCATTCTGGTTCACAACCATCCTCCGGAAGTCACCCATGGGTTTTCTTCATCAGGCACCACTTTTTTTCGTTTCTTTTTTTTAACGGACACGGATACCGGCTCCGGCGAGGCTGACAGTCCGGCATCGTCCCTGACACGCTCCAGCCAGGTTTCCCTGCATGCCCATTCCGGCGCATCCGGCCACTGAATTTTCTCGTAACCATGCAGAATGACCAGAGCCTCGGCATACACCATCAGGTCAAAAGCTTCGTTGGCACCTCGACCCGGCTTACTCCATTTCCCGTCACTGCTCCGCTCTTCATACGTCAGTTCGTCGTAAAACCAGCTCCCCAGCCAGTCAGGGAAATGCACATAGCCGGGACCTGGCGAGTCACGCCATAACGCGTTATTCACCCGGTCTTTCAGGGCATCCGTCTGAAGAAGCCAGAGCGGCACATCACCTGCGGCCTGCGCCCGTCGGCCCGTTCGTCCGGTGTTATCAGGGAATGTACGGGTGATCAGTTTTGCGCGCCGGATGCTGTCGCCCTTAAACAGGTAAATACGTTTACCAAGGCCATCACGACGGCAACGACGCCAGAATTTATAGGCATTATCAGTGACCCCGTCTTCACCGCCGGAGTCCACCGCCATTGCCATCAGTCGCATTTGTTGAGAAGGATCGGAGGCCAACGGCCAGCTTTTATGAAAAACATCCGTCAGCAGGACATCCCAGTCCTCAGGATAACCAGCAGGATCAATTCGCAGGCTTTCTCCGTTGTTGTCACAACGCAATGACTGCGTGATGTTGTAACGATCAATAATCCAGCGTTCGCCACGGCAACCATAACCCGTTACCTGAACCACAAAACGGCGATGACGTCCCGCCTGCACATCCACTGTCGCCGCCAGGAAATTAACACCATCCGGTACGCAGCGGGGAGGAACAGGCTCTGCCCGCTGCTCAAGCAGTTCACTTTTTCGTTGCTCCATGCTGGCGCGGGGAAGATAAGGTAATCCCCAGTCGGTGTTGATAACCGCCCTGAGTGTTTCTTCACTTCCGGTTGTCTCGTATTCCTGTTCTGCAGTAAGCAGTTTGTAAACGAGTTGCGAGAGTGTCTGGTAAGCAGCTGCCGGACCCTCCATCCAGAATGACGCAATACGTGAGCGTCGGGGATCACCATAACGACTGCCATCCGCATTGATGGATTCACCATCCCGCAACCAGACCCCACGTCCGTTCAGCTCACGTTTTTGTTCAGGAATAATCCGTCCTGAACAGGAAGGACACTGAATATAAGCCGCCTCACTTGCCAGCACGGGATCGGCAATATCACGGAAACCAGCAACCACATCGCCGCAGGGCTGAAAATACTCACCACAGTGTGGACAGGGCCAGTACCAGCGACAGCGATCGCCACGGTTATAGAGCGACAGTATCCCCGTGGTTGGTGGAGCCTCATGCGGTGAAGTCCGTCGCCATTTCACATCCTTCACATCCCTGCCGGGGAACTCTCCACCAGCGTCATACCACTGGACATAAATGTTGTGGTACGTTTTGAGGCAAGAGAGAAAGCATCCCCCTCGCCATCAATATCTTCCGGAAAACGGTCATAATCCGTCAGCGCGACGCATTTATAATCTGATGAGGACATGATATTGACTGACGGCCAGCCGATTTTCAGGTAGTTGCCAGCAAGGAATGTTCTGTCATAAACGTTGTTGTCATTTTTGTTCGGACTCAGGCGACTGACCACTTCCGGGCTGACGCGAAACGTTCTGGCGAGTCGTTTTTTGGAGTGTTCGCGGGCTTTTTCCTCCGTCATCTGAATAATCAGCATATCAGCAGGATCGCAAATCACGTTGTAAATCACCCAGCCGTCAATCAGGCCGATAGTCTTGCCGGTTCGTGCCGGGCCAACAAATATCAATGCGTCGTATTCACGCGAGGCCAGGCAGTTCATCGGCTCAATAACATACGGTGCCACCAGCGGATCCCACGGGACTGAGTTCCCTGCCCCCATGGGCACCCGCATATACTGAGCAACGGCATCAGCAACCCGCATTCGTCTCGGTGCGCGAAGGATATAACCTGAATCGGTTCGTGCTGCCTTTGCGGTTTCCTGATTCAGCATTACTCCTCCTGCTGTAATTCCTCCTCATCATCCGCACCTGCTTCAGTCACCCGCAGGGCTATCTGATCGCGCAGATCATCAATAATGGACTGAACACGGCTCACAGCGGCAGGCTGCAGACCGCAGTCACGTTCAAGAATATCCGGTAATGTCTCCAGCACCTGCACGACCGCTTTTGCCCAGATGGCAAACTCCCGTCTGACATCACTGGCCGGAATGAGTTGTGCCGTTTCCTGTTCGAACTTAAGACGCTCACGTTCAGACTGATACCAGGCTTTGCGCTCATGCGCGTCCATTTCGCCTTCTGCAACCGGCGGTGGTAATGCCAGAAATGCCGACACAATATCAACCACCCGATAAAGCTTGAGGTTGCTTTCATGCCCCCCTGCAACGGGTAGATTTTGCAGCCTTGCCGCAGCAGTCTGGCGATGTACACCTGACAGTGCCGCCAGTTGACTGATATTCAGCGTCAGATTTTTTAACTCTCGATCCATACCCGCTCCAGAATGTTTTAAACATGCATCTTGCGAACAACTTTAGGCAAACGGTGTTAGTGATGAACAAAAAACAATCAAAATCGACACCGCAAAAATAAAACCACTGTAATATCAATACATTACAGTAGTGATGATGACGAATGAAATTTCAAAAACTAGCCTTTTTCCGCGCCGCTCCCGCCCCGTGGCAGGCCACCCCACCGGGAGGACCCGTCAGCCTGACAGCCATGACGAACGTCTGATACAGCGCCCTGCATGAATGACATCGGGATAATCCAGAAAGGAATAGCATCGTACCCACAAGAATCAGTGTAAGTGTCCTGTTTCTTCCACCCCGCACAGGACTGGCGAGCATGAGGGACAAACCGCGAACCATAAACGCGGTAAAAACCCGGTGTGCATCGTTTTTGATTATTCCCGCACACTCGCGCAGAAGGAGTTCCCCGTCGGGCTACGGTCATGGTTAATGCGGGAATACAGCGACGATACAGCGCATGATGTGTCAGGCCTGAATACCTTTATCCGTTAAAAGGGATATCAGTTAAGTTATCCCGTGTAGGGTATAAGCCATTATCAAGCCCACCCGTAGATGGACTTTGTAATGGATAGCTGTTGCTCAGTTCTCGTAATGCTTTGATTTTTCCGATAACGCAGTTTTGCGTTTGCCATCAGCACGCGATATCGAGAGTCAACTGCAGTTGCTCGCGCCAGTACTCGACATTTGCTTCAATAACCGGCTTATCCCATCGCCAGCGAGCCATCTCTCTTGCCCCATTGCTGGCTTTTGATTTCCGGTCATCGCGAATGCGACATGCTTGCTCATATTTCTGCTGCTCAGTCAGTTCACCGCGAAGCAGACTATCAATGTGCAGGTCGCACCATACGGAGAATTTCGGATCGCACCATCTTGCAAAGGCAACTGATAACTTTGGATGCAGCCATGTTCCGCCGCCCCTGTCCTTTCGTGCCTTGCTTGTTTTTACATACCCGGAATCACGGGTATGTAGAATTTTCGATGGTTCACCTGAATAAACCTCATCCAGAGCTCTAACGTATTCGAGAGTTTCAGCGTTGGACAACCAGTGATCCAGACGCTTCCCGAAACGTTTTGCAATATCAGTGGCATTAATCCAGCCATCAGTATTGAAGCGGATAGGTTCGCCTTTGTAATTCAGTGGAACGATATTCATAGCGTCTTACCTTTTAGAAAGATGAGCCTGTTCGCACAGAAAAGCCGCCCCGAGATGGTCGCCACCATATACGGCAGTTCTCAGGCTCAGCTTTCTGAAAGACTCGGGATTGTTACGCGCTGCGATGCGCGGTTTACTGCGGACATATAAAAGCCCGCAAGTGCGAGGCTCATTAAATTGACTTTGTGATTTGCAAAAAAATTATTTCAGGCATTGCGTCCTGATGTATTCCTGCAGGTAGTTAACCTGCGCGGTTATCCTGTCGATTCCACTTCGGAGACGGTAATAATTGAGTTCAGCATCTGCTGTAAGTCCTGGGCTTTCTCCATAGCCCATGCTGCTGGCTCCGGTCGTTGACTTTGCACAGGTGGCGGCGACTTGCAGGTGCTTACGACCAGCAGAAACATCAGCACGGAGACTTTCGATAGTCGCGTTAGCATCAGCAAGCTCCTTTGTGTATCTGGCGTCGAGTTCTGCTACATCACGTTGACGCTTCTGCATATCAGAGATGATGGATGTGGCCTTATCGCGCTGCTCTTTGTAGGTAATGGCGTTACTACGGTAATGGCTGGTGGCCTGCCACAACGCACCGCAGGCCACCAGCAACGCAATAATCACGCCATGAAGAACACGATTCATATCACCACCAGCGGATTGCCCAGACCAGAACAGCAATGGACACATACGAATAGCAAAGGCCGCTGCTCTTGTTAAATCCAGACTGGCTGGAGTCTCCACTTCAATGCCTTTCATAATGGACAACCTCAGAAAAAATTTTTTATACTTTCTCACAGGGAAAACACCTCCCTACCCATAATTTCTCCCTTGCCTTACTCAAGGTCAGAAAACACAAAACCCGACTGTTGGTGCAATCGGGGTTTTTACTTTTATTCACTTACGTTTTGCCGGTTAGCAGGATTTCGTGTTATCCGCCCGCGTTGACCAACCTCATTTTTCAGCGAAATATTCTGCTTATCTGTCGATACCCCAGCATGTCAGCGCCGCTTCCTGATCCCGACGAATAACCTGACCGTAACAGTTATTTGAACGAATACGGCAGTCTCTGCCACCATCCTTAATCCACCAGCGAATCGCCTCGCAGGCACCTTTTCGATCACCTGCATTAAGCCGCTTATAAAACGTCGACGGGAAACACTTACCGGGGCCAATGTTATAGGGACAAAATGACGCGATACCCGCTTTCTGGGTTCGGTCAGTGGTACTTTAATATTGCGCTCCACCCATGCCAGCGCCTTATCACGTTCAATGGCATTAACCTGAGCGCATTTTTCCTTCGACAGTTTCATTCCTGGTACGACAGGCTTACCATCCACCATTGTGGCACCACGACAGATGGTCCATATGCCAGAACCATCACGGTATGCCGTAGTGTGGTTACCTTCTTTTTCATCCAGAAACTGGTCGAGAATATCAGGCGCAGGCGCACCGATAGCAATCAGTGCCAGAACGGCAGCCGACAGGCCATATCTGATTTTTACGTTCATGGATATTTATCAGGATTTATCGGCTTCAAATCCCCGGATATGTTAAATCTTACCTCGCCAGTGATGGGCACTGGCGGGAGGAGGATGTCAATCTGATAAACACAGAGGTGACTACGGATTACACAAATCTACCAAAACAAACTTTTGCTGATTTAATCGCACTCAGGCAAGCAGTCGTAGCTCTAATCAACTTGTTGCCGGAGAAGGAATGAGGTAGCCTGAGTTTAACGGACACTCCTTCCTGAAATAGAATGGCATCAGAAGGAGCTAATAATGAGCAGAAAAACCCAACGTTACTCTAAAGAGTTCAAAGCCGAAGCTGTCAGAACGGTTCTTGAAAATCAACTTTCGATCAGTGAAGGCGCTTCCCGATTATCCCTTCCTGAAGGCACTTTAGGACAATGGGTTACCGCCGCCAGAAAAGGACTCGGTACTCCTGGTTCCCGCACGGTGGCTGAACTGGAATCTGAAATTCTGCAACTGCGTAAGGCGTTAAATGAAGCTCGCCTTGAGCGAGATATATTAAAAAAAGCAACAGCGTATTTTGCACAGGAGTCGCTGAAAAATACGCGTTAATCGAACAATGGCGACAACAATTTCCCATTGAAGCGATGTGTCAGGTATTTGGTGTATCCAGGAGCGGTTATTACAACTGGGTACAGCATGAACCCTCAGACAGAAAACAAAGTGATGAGCGGCTAAAACTGGAGATTAAGGTGGCACATATCCGCACTCGCGAAACATATGGAACCCGGCGGCTCCAGACGGAGCTGGCAGAGAATGGCATCATCGTTGGTCGTGACCGACTGGCACATCTTCGTAAGGAGCTAAGGCTACGCTGTAAGCAGAAACGCAAGTTCAGAGCGACTACGAACCCGAACCACAATCTGCCAGTTGCGCCAAATCTGCTGAACCAGACGTTCGCTCCTACAGCACCAAATCAGGTCTGGGTGGCGGACCTGACGTATGTTGCCACACAGGAGGGATGGTTGTACCTCGCTGGCATCAAAGATGTTTATACGTGCGAAATTGTCGGCTACGCCATGGGAGAGCGCATGACAAAAGAGCTGACAGGTAAAGCCCTGTTTATGGCGCTCAGGAGCCAGCGCCCACCTGCCGGGCTAATCCACCACTCTGATCGAGGTTCACAGTACTGCGCATACGATTACCGGGTCATACAGGAGCAGTTTGGTCTGAAAACATCAATGTCGCGTAAAGGTAACTGTTACGACAACGCTCCGATGGAAAGCTTCTGGGGAACGCTGAAAAATGAGAGCCTGAGCCACTATCGTTTTAATAACCGGGATGAAGCCATCTCAGTAATACGGGAATACATTGAGATTTTCTACAATCGTCAGCGTCGTCACTCTCGTCTGGGAATATCTCCCCGGCAGCCTTCAGGGAAAAATATCATCAGATGGCTGCTTAAAAAAAGAACAAATGGTAGTGTCCGCTATTGCCAGTACACCTCAGAAAAGGAATTAGTTAAAGCGCTTCTTAACAGAACTGCCGCCGATTTTTCATCATATCCACTGACAGATGACCTTGCGGACCTTCCTGAATTAATTGCAGCGTCCGCCATTAAGCTTACTGAAGAGATTTACCCTCCTCAAAAATCTTCACAAAATTCCTGCGAGTAACTTCAATGCAATAATCGTAAAACGCCGCAAACTGCTCATCGCGGCGTTTTTTTTCATCTTCAGAAGGAATCAGCACCGACAATTTTTTCTCCAGTTTTTCAATGGCGATTCAATATCATCTTTTTCTGACCGCAATGCCGTCGGTGGCGTCTTCAGAGAACCAGTAATTCTTCCCGGTAGCTTTCCTTTGTAGGTTATCCACACATTCTGCGCCTCTAAAATTATGGGCGCTTTTCCGGCGACTGCTCATCCCCTTCACATAACCCGGCAGCAACATCCAGGAATACCTGTCTGATTCTCATTCTGGCCGCTGCCTCATAAAACTCCAGCGCGGCACCTTCAACACGGTCCAGCGAGATGTCCAGGTCAAAAATTTCACCGTCAAAGCGTTTTTTGTCCCGTAACGCTAAAGTTACCGCAACTTTATTCTCAAAATTGCGGATCCCTTTCACAATCAGTTCATAGTTTTGTGTCATTGAATTACTCTCCCGCGCAGCCTTACGCTTGTCTTCTCTTATTTTGAAATACAGGTTAGTCAGATATGTCAGCAGCCCAAACAGCAGACTCCCCAGCACGCCTATTGCCGCCCACTGAGACGGGGAAACCCTGTCCAGCAACTGCAGGAACCAGTAGCCCGTTCCCACCGCTGACGTGGTGTATGACACACCTGTTGTGATTTTTTCCATCTGGTCCATACCCGTCTCCCGTTATCCGGAAGCTGACAACAATAAAAAAGCCACCAGTTAACTACTGATGGCTCTGATAACTCATGCAAGCGTCTCAGACGATCCACTGACACTACCGGTGAGTTTAACGATACCTTCCATTTGACTGGCTCACTTTTTATGATGATGCCGGTGCATTTATCTCCAGCACCAGACTTTCTATCTCAACGCCATACGTTGCATTTTTGGTAATATCCGTCAGCGTCAGTGCATTTAGTCCCACTGCCAGACTGTCTTTTATGGCCTGGAATGCCGGGCCAGTACGATGACGTAGTATCACTCCGGCTCAGTTGCACCACTGACCACCACATCACCTTCTGCTGCAATCGCCTGCATCAGGGTATAAGGGGTTATGGCCACCGGACTACCAAACGGCTGCCAGCCCTCTTTCAGTTTATGTGTCAGCTTTTCCGCAAGATCTGACGGCGGCGCCGCCCTGACAACATCATAGTGTTTAAATGCCATGGTTCTTTCCACCATCTAAAAAATAATTCTTTAAAATACCTGACATGTAATACAGAAAAAGCACAAAACCATACCTTAAATAAAAACCTGATTATCAAGCAGATATGCATGGATAAACTACAAGACGAGATATAAACCACCCTGCATTTAAATAAACAATAAACAACATCAGAAAAATAATTCTGCTCTATGGTTTACATTCAAAAATATCATTTATACTTTTCAGAACATCACCAGCAAGGCATAAACAAGGAAACTAAATGAAGTGGATTGTGATTGATACAGTTATCCAGCCATCATGCGGAATATCTTTTTCAGTCATATGGAGTAAAATAAAATTAATAATCTGGTATCAATCGGATGCTTTCTTACCTCCTGAAAGTATATTTACACTGACTCACACAGGCATCATGCTCAATAACAAAGTGCTACCTGTAACCATTTACAACGTAGTACCATTCAATAAAACATTCTGGAATTTAATCAAAAACAGCCAGGAATGCCCTACAAATACAGATAACGTATTGAATGAATGCTTTAATAACCGTTGCATTCTGCAAATATGTCCTTATGGACTAAAACAACAAAGTCCATAAGGAGTTTACTCACATCTGACAAAATCAATATAAACAGCCCTCCGGAGAGGGCTGGAGAGTGGCGCTATGTGCCATTGCATGGTGCCGGGTGCCTCCCGGTGAATTCAGTACCAGCACCTGAATCCGCGATTATCCCATATACCTACTCGCTGATTGCCCTCCGCACAGGGGGATTCACCATGCCAGTTTCTTTTAACAAACTCCCGCAAACCAGACAACAGTCAACCGCCTGAATTGTGAAGTATTTAAAAATTTCTCCCGCTAACTGATACCCGGCTAACAGTCTGGCGTTTTCTTTTTCAGCAACGGGAAAGCAACAACCCTGTTATCGTGTCGTCTGCTCTTCCTGATAAGCTAATGGCGGTTTGTGATGGTGGCCCTTGCTGGATTTGAACCAGCGACCTGGCGATTATGAGTCGCTCGCTCTCACCACTGAGCTAAAGGGCCGGGAGCAGAATAATAACGGTCCGTAATTAATTCCGCAATAAAAAACCCGCTCGGCGGCGGGTTGTAGAAACTCTTCTAACGTCAGGCATAAAAAGCCCATCGTTATGACGAATTTACCACAGATTCCGGAAAAATCAACCTTGTTACCTAGTTACCTTTTTTAACTGCCGCTCAGCCCATGCTTCTTCAATATCAAACCGGGTCACCAGCGCATCATAGAATTTCTTAACTGTTTTTTCCCATGACGCGCGTGTTATCTGGTTTGTCACCTCGCATATAGCATTAAATACCTCCGTTGATGGTAGTCTTTCATAGCCACGACCACCACAACGCTGGCAGTCTCTGATAACAGGCATACCACGTTTTACCGACTCTTCACGGTGAATGGCGACACCACGCCCACGGCAATCCTTACAGGCGGTGGAAACCTCACCCTTTCCGCCACACTCCGGACAGGCAACTTTTACCACCTCCCTGACTTTTTTCCATTCTTCCCAGTAAGACGGATACACACCTTTCGTACACTTTGCCCATACCGGCGGCTTACCATCCGGATACTGGACCTTGTTTGTAAAAACTACGCTTTCAATAAATTTTTCCCCATAGCAACAAGGGCACTGCTTTTTACTCGCTGCGCTGCGGGCATAATCCTCAAAAGCGTACGAAGCCATAATGCGCATCACTACCGGTTTTATTTCTGCCGGAAGTTTTCTCAACGCCGCCACACGATCGCACCGACTGAGTGCATAATCTGCCAGTAATTCTGTTGCCCGCGCCCTGTCATTCATACTGATGCCCATTTTCCCCAGGAACGCAGAAAACCCCATCTCAGCCCGATTCTGTGTCATGCCCTGCGCGGCCATCACATCAGTGATACTCAGCGCATCTTTTGACGTTGAGGCCGATGCATCGGTCAGGCCAGGGGATTTTGGGGAGTAGTATTTCGGTAAATCTTCCAGTTTCATTTTTTGACCTGCTCTTCATGCATTATGGGGTAAATCTTCACCCCCATACGTCCACCAGATACTGGCTGACCACGAACGATATTGATTTCATCAAACTGCTCATCGTCCATTAACACTCCCGCATGCGTCAGCGCATCCAGCGGTGCTTTCAGGATATTGTCCAGGTCGCGACGACGCTTATCCGGTGGCTCTGCAATCACCTTTATCGCCAGCCTTCCGGACAGGCTTAATTTCAGCCGCTGCTGACGGACAATAAGCGCCACATCCCGGCGATAACGCTCACCGGCTTTTGATACAAAATATGTGTTGTCACGACGTCGCCAGTAAGTATTCACCGTCGGCGGATAAGGTAAAATAAACTCATGGCGCATCAGCGCAGCACCTCCTGCACCAGTTTTTCAAACTTTCCGACTCTGGTTTCCAGCTCTGCCACACAGTCCACCAGCTCATCTACTGCTTTCTGTGCGCGATGCTTCGCCTGCATCAGTTCCCGAAGCGCGGGTACCATATCTTTACGGATAGCGTCTTTTGTTATGCCCGTTTTTTCGAGTTGTTCAGCATGACGCAGCATTTCCTGCGCGTGTTTACGCAATTGTTCAGGGTAAAAGTCATTGTCTGGTTGTTCAAAAGAAACGCTCCATCTTACTGCTGTCAGTTCGTTTATTACTGTATCTGCGCGGATTGCCGGGCTTCATGGGAGTGGAAAGCACCCGTGCACTTTCCTGGTCCACAGGCAGAAAATGTCCGTTATAAAAACGCCGGTAAATCGTTCCCAGAGAACCGTTACGTTGTTTCGTGATATTGATTTCTGCGATGCCCCTGGCCTGCGTATCCGGGTTGTACACTTCATCCCTGTAAAGCATCAGAATGATGTCTGCATCCGCCTCTATTTCTCCGGAATTTTTCAGGTCTGAGTTCATGGACGTTTATTGGGTCTGGACTCCACACCGCGGGAGAGCTGGCTCAGCGCAATCAACGGAAAACCACCGGATTTTGCCAGGCCTTTAAGCCCTTTGAGATTTCACCCACGGCAAGGTCATGACGCCCGTGGTTCGGGTTTTTATCAGCCCGAGATAATCAACCACCACCAGCGCCGTTTCCGGATATTTAATCAGGTGGTGTTTCGTTGTTGCGCATATCTCATCAATGGCCAGGTTCGCCTGGTCCACCATCCAGATATTGCGCCCGGTCATCCGCCCCACCCCTTGCGAGAAACGCGCCCAGTCTTCATCTTCAAAGTGAGCCACAGATTTCAGGCGTGATACTGGCATCCCTCCAGCCGCAGACACCATACGTTCACCAATCTGGATGTTCGCCATCTCCATGGTGAACAGAAGCACACCATGCCCTGCTCAGTCACCTTGTCGATGATGTCCAGCGCAAGTTCGGTTTTCCCCATCGAAGGACGGGCGGCAATGAATACCAGGTCTCAGGGCTCCATACCGCCTGTTTTTGCGTCCAGTTCATCAATACCGGTCATCAACGTCCTGGATTTCTCCAGCCCCTGATTCCGGCATTCAACACGCTCAACCACTTCCGGAAGCACATCATCAATATGTACCGGCTGAATGACGCCCTTTCCTGTCGACAGTGTGACCATCATGTTCTGCGCATCCTTCAGGGCATCTTCAGCTGCTTCACAGGTATGCGCATCACGTAATTTCTGCAGCACCTCATTCAGTGTTTTTTCTGCATCGCGCAGTGCGGCATTGCGCCGCAACGCTGCAACATAGTGCTCCAGTGAAGACTTCACCCAGGTTTTACGCCCGGTATCAGTAATCACCGGGGCAAGTTCCGGCATCTCATTACACAACAGCACGGGGTCAATCACTCCTGAAACACGGGCCTGTCTGCAGATGCCTGTATAGATATCCTGATACGCTCGTACAGAAAAAACGTCCGCTGGCAGTGTGGCCAGAATATCCATCACTTCAGGATCTGCTCCGCGCAGAAAGAACGCGCCGATGACAGCGCCTTCAAGGTCATCGTTACGCCATACTGGAGTTGTCATGCAGCCACACCTCTGATACGAGAACGGTAACTGGGCCAGTTAAACGACAACCAGTTGCGTCCCCGTCTGTGATCCTGTCGGCAATTCGGGGACTGATGAACGCCCACAACTCTTCCGGTGAGAGGTTACTGATCAGAATGGTGGGCAAGATACTTTCGTACCTGGCGTTGATAATTTCCTGCAAAATAGCCATTTCAGCCGCGCTGCCAAACTGAACGCCAACTTCGTCGATGATCAGCAAATCCATTGACGCATAACGCTCAATAACTTCATCCGCTGTTTTTTCGCTGTCATTCCGCCAGCAATTTTTCACAGCACGGGTAAGGCGCATCACGTCGGTGATCTCCACACTGGCCAGATAGTTACGGATGATGTGTTTTGCCATTGATACCGCCAGATGATTTTTCCCGGTTCCGCAACTACCGGTCATAACAAGACTGGTACCGTTCTCCAGCATATCTGGCCAGTTCTCCGCATAGCGGCGACAGGCCGCAAGATTCCTGGCTGCGTCAGGATTAACCTCCAGATAATTATCAAACTCGCAGTCCCGAAAACGCAGGGCAATTCCGGCGTTATCAGTCAGCTCTTCCGCCTTGATGGACGACAGCTCCATGGTCAAATCGTTGGCCTCAGCGATTAAGCAGTCAGGGCAGCATGAAATTTTTTCTCTGTCCTCGCCATTACGATCGCTCCACACCAGTATATGCGTGTGATATTCGCCATGTTTTTCGCAATATCCGCGACCTTCACGCATCAGGCAGGAACGATAAGGCCATGGCTTTTCGCCCTTCTGAGCAAATGCAATCTCTGCCCGTAACTCATCCATTCGCGCCTGTAGTCTTTTTTGTTGTTCACGCAGGTTAAACGTCATCATCGCTGTCACCTCAGAATGTCAGTTTGTCACTGGATTTACCGAATTTGTCAGACATGGCTCCCAGGCCAGCCAGGACATCGACCTGTCGCTGTCGCCCACCTCCGGGAGCGGCTGGCTGTTGCCAGAAGTCTTCGAAGTGACGATCGGGTCCAAAGAACGTCGCAGCCTGCTTCACGAACTGTGTGCCGGTATTTCCTGTGGCACGTACCCAGGCAGCATAGCGTTTCACGCCATCAAGCATGGCTTCAGGTTTTATTCCCTCCCTGAGCCGGGCTTTCCAGGCTTTGAAGGCTGCGGATTTTGAGTTACCACCAGCACGTTTTGGATATTCCTGCCAGGCCTGTTCAAATTCCGGTGAATATTCCTGTCGGGCAGAACGCGCTGGTGCAGACGCGTCAGCGGATGCGCCAATAGTGTTTTTACTCTCTGTAGTATTCTCTGAAGTAATCTCTGTTGTATTCTCTGTAAGATCGAAATTGGTTTTCCCTTCTCCGCGGCGAGGGGTTTCCCGTGTCCGCGGTGAAGGCTTTCCCTCCTCCGCGAAATTGGGTTTTACAGTTTCCCGAAAACGGGTTTCCCCATTTCGGGAAAACTGATTGTTTTCATTGATAATTTCATTAAGGCGCTCACAATCTATACGGTAGAACATTTTGTGCTCAAGACGCTTGTTGGTTTCAACCAAAATGCCTCTGGACACAAGATGCTTACGCGCTACAGCCTGTTGTTCAAATGTAAGTCCGGTTTCGTGTTGTATCTCTTCACGCGTTTTATGTACGCCTTCCGCTGCATGTGCTTTATCCTGCCAGTAAAAAATCTGACCAAAGAAAATAACAGCGTGCGGACTTCCCATGTATTTAACGAGCCCAGGGTAATAAGCAACCGGATGTCCAAAATCGAGCAGAAGATCAGACGGACGCATAGCCACCTCCCAGGCGTTTAAACATTTTTCCGGACTGAAACGCCACCAGCGGATAACTCAGGGTATGAGTACGTCCCTGAACCTGGCAGACAACCTTCTGGCTTTCTGTATTGACCAGGCAAACCCGCAGAACGTGGCCGTTGCTGGTGGTGAACCACTGCCCCACTCGGGGCAACGGTTGTATCGGTGATACAGGGAATTAACGATGTGGCGGATCATGGGCGCCCCTCCTTGTCAGAACCATTCAGTCTGGAATCAACAAGTGCAGCACCAAAAACAGCATCACCTACACGGTCGTACAGTTTGCCAGCCAGCGGAGACTCAACGGCCTTAAGCATTGGATAAAGCTGGCTTATCCAGATTTGATGCAGGTATACGCCTCTGGCGTTTCGTGCGACAGCTGACATATCAGACGCATCGGCACCTGATAAACTCTTCTCCATCAGGTTAAAGGCGTTGATGTATGCCTCTTTGAAGCGGGCAGCACGTTTGCCAGTGAAGCCCATTGCCAGGAATGCGAAGCCGTCGCGGGTGATGTGGTAGCAAGGAAGTTTGCGAGTACCGCCGTTGGGCTGGTGTACCAAAATTGATGTCTCCGCAAAATTGCGGGCACAAAACTCTGGAGAACAATCCAAAATGCGGATCTTTTTCAGAACATCGTCATGACGTTTAGAGAAGAAGTCAGCAACAGCCAGAGATGAAGTAACAGCCTGACCATCAACGATGGCAATTTCAGGTTGAGAGAGGGTTGGGAGTGTAGTCATGGTGACAGCCCCTATGTTGAATTCAAAGAACTCACCACATGGGACGCCAATCACAGAGGTGGTGAGACGTACAGGGTTGGCGTAACCGGTCAACATAGAACCCGGCGCATCTTGCGATGCCCCTGCACGCCCCACCATAATTTGGGCGTAGCAATGCTCATGACACGAAAAAACCGCATGAGCGCGGTTATGCTCTATATTGAATTTCAGGACGCCAATCCCGGCACCCGCTTTATAAGGTGCAGAGACAGTGTAACGTCCCGGACTTGCAGAATCAATATCAAAATGTTGTAGCTGTGGACAACGCGAAGCCTTGTTGTTATTGTTTACAACAAGAACCAGAGGAAGCTTTAAATGCCATCCAGACTGTATAAACAGTTCATCCGTCATCTCGGTGAATCTGAATACATACGAATCCGCATATGGGAAGTGGAGCCTGCTGTATTGGGTAGCCAGCACAACTACAAATACAGCATGGCTTATGTCGTTGATGGCATGTGTGTGATGCGTTACGACAACGAACGGGGTAAAGGCGATCACAAACACATTGGTAGTCAGGAAGTCAGCACCAGCTTTGTCACCATTGAACAACTGCTCGCTGATTTTCTGGCTGACGTTGAATCCATCCGCAGAGGTATCTGACATGAGAACCGTAACAATCCGAATCGAGTCAATGGATAATTTCACGGCTGATGTGCTGTCTGCGTTCCAGGAAGCAGCTACCGGAGCAAAAGCAACCAGAGAAAACGTTATTTCATTTCCTGACTGGCAAATGATGCATAAGGTACTGACACCAAAACGCATGGACATTCTGATGGCAATGACTGGTGCCGGAGAAATGTCCATCCGAAAAATTGCAGCCCTGGTTGGACGTGATGTAAAAAGCGTGCATACTGACGTGACCGCACTCATCAGCAACGGTTTACTGGAAAAAAGCGAGCGCGGAACGTCATTCCCGTATGACGACATCCACTTTGATTTTACGCTGGGCAAGGCGGCGTAATTTTTCGTATATACCGTGCCGTCATTCCGGCGGCGCTTCACACTCCACAAAATCACGCCTGAACAACCACAACGGGCTGAAACATTCATATGGATAACCATCACGCAGATAAATAACCCGCTGTGTTTCAGGCTCCCAGCGTATAACGTGGACGCGGCGCCCTCTGCCATCACGGAACCAGCGATTGAGGACTTGCATAAATTACCCGTAAACATCGTCACACCTGCCAGCCAGTAGCCTGAAACAGGCCCATTCTCGGGTGATACCAGCGGGTACCACGCTGAACGGCACCACACATCATGTGATGAAACGCCTTCAGAAACGGTTCCACAGCAACAATTTCACGACGTGCCAGTAATCCATCTGGCGTCAAAAATTCATGAGTGTCTGTCGGGATGTTGTATACATTTACAAGCGTGCGACATTTCGCATCTGACATACCGGTTTTTGCTTTCAGCTGGCGATATCCGGCATAGCCCTCACGAATGGTACCCTTTTTGATTTGCTCAACTGTTTCGGCAACATGGCTGACTTTTTCTTCCACCTGAGTGATCCGTTTCTGCTGGCGAACGGCTTCAAGAGCCATCGCGGCAACCATTTCGATTTCGCTCATTGGTTTGCGCACCTGCTCTTCCAGTTCGCGCCAACGATCTACCAGGCGGGCAGTGAATTCCGGGCAAAGTTGTGCGACGACAATGATGCTGTCGCGTTTGCCTTGTTCGCCTTCGAAAATATATGCGTTTGTGAATTTGTTTTGGCTAAATGATTGTTCGTTCTCAACTTTTTGCATTGCAGGAAGTTGAATCACCCCGCGTTTTGCCAGACGCTCTATTGATATTCTGACATTGCCGTGTTGACTTCCAACCAGCTCTGCGATTTCAACGCTGGTCATGGATACTTTGTCGTTAAAAATTGCGGTGTTCACTGCCATCTCCTTACGGATAAATTCTTTTAAGATTCCGCACATTCGTACTTGTTGGTGCCGAACCATCCTTCAGTTATCCTTTTGATCCCTATAAACAAAAGAACCAAAGGAGGTTCGACATGAAAGTTCAGGCCGTTGGTTTATTCTGGTTTCGCGATGCGATTCAGTATCATGAGCTCAAAAATATTTTTACTGATGCTGATGTGCTCTCCGACAGTTACACCGAGTGGAAACACGACGCTGAAAAATTGATTAAGCGTGTCGAAAGAAGCGGGCAACGAGTTATTAAAGTTGAAGCGGATACAGCCGAGTTCATCGCCTGGTGCACAAGCGAAGGCATTGGAATCAATGCCGAAGGTAGAATGCAGTTCGCATCCTTTAAGGCTTACCAACAACTTCTCAGCGAACGCTAGGCTGTGTCCCTTAATTACGTAAGCGTTGATAAAAGAGTCGGATGCAGCCCAGTTTCACCATCGCCAGGTAATTTCTCGCCGTTTTGTCGTAACGCGTGGCGATGCGGCGATATTCTTTCAGCCGCCCAAAGCACCGTTCAACGATATTACGATTGCAGTACGCATCACGATCAAGCTGTGCACGTCCATCCGATGCCATTTTCTCATTTGACTTTCGGGGATTACTGCCTTTATACCGTTATTTTTCAGCTCGTTGCGCAATGCGCGCCCTGAATACGCTTTATCAGCCAGTACCGCATGTCCACGGCGTTTCATGCTGCCGTTCTGACGCTGAACGCCAATCCCGTCCAGAAGTCGTTGCGCGAACTGGCTTTCATGAGCTTGTCCGGGGCTTAGCACGATATTTAACGGGAGGCCACTTCCGTCTGTTGCCAGATGGATTTTGGTGCCAAAACCGCCGCGAGAGCGACCCAGCCCATTATCTCCGTCGATATCGGGATGTTTTTTTGAGCACCGGCGGCACATTTCAGCGCCCGGATATTACTGCCATCCAGCGCGGTGGCAGACCAGTCAATAAAGCCGTTTGCATCAAGTAGCGAAAGCAACCTGTTGAAAATAATATTAATCACGCCTGACTTTGACCATCGGTTAAAGCGGTTATAAACAGTTTTCCATGACCCATATCGTTCGGGTAAATCGCGCCATGGTGCACCGGAACATAACACCCAGAACATGCCATTGATGATTTTACGGTGCTCAGCCCATGGGCGTCCGGCCCGTGGTGTGGCGGGTTCAGGAGGTAACAGGGGCTTGATGATGGTCCATGCCTCATCGGGAAGGTCGTAGCGAGCCATAGTTCAATATGTTGTGTAAACAGACAGTTACTATAGCTCAGATGATTAAGGGACACAGCCTAATGTGATTGGGGCAATCGAAATTGTTGCCCCATCGTATTTAATAGTTATTTTTTCGCTCATATCACCACCATCACTTCTCATCCTCTGTGTGCGCTAAGCTTGGATGTGTATATGGAATGTTCGGATCCAGATGGCAGAGAATGGCAACATCCTCCGGAACGCCCCGCGTTTTCCACTTTCCAACTCCCTGACTACCACGAGGCTTTCCTTTCTTTGGGAACCTGCGGCCAATAGCGGCATTGGTTTTAAATTGAGTTTTTAATATTTCATAAAGGGTCATTCTTTAGCCTCACACCGGATACTCTGTTATCCAAGAATGTTAAACATGAGAATCCAAAGTATCAAGACATTCTGTTACTTTAGTATCAGCAGCCATGAAAGGAGAAGAAAAATGAAATCTTTAGGTGAACGCCTCATCAACGCACGACAAAAAGCTGGGTTAACGCAAGATGCGTTGGCTAAAAAAGCTGGGGTCACCAGAGTTGCAATCAGTAAAGCCGAGCAAGGTCTTACAAAAAGTTTCAACGGTGACACGCTTTTTAAAGTCGCAGCGGCACTGCAGTGTTCACCGCAGTGGCTTCAGAACGGAGATGAAAAAGGTAAGTATTGGGAAAATAATGTTAAGAGCTGTCCCCAGAGAGACACAGCACACTCTTACCCTGTAATTAACTGGGTTCAGGCAGGATTATTCGCAACTGCAGGTGATGACTACAACATGTATGATCAGGATAATTGGAGGCATTCTGTAAAATACGCTGGTGAGAGGGGCTTCTGGCTGGAAGTACACGGAGACTCAATGACTTCGCCTATAGGAATAACATTTCCTGAAGGAATGTCGATCCTTGTCAATCCAGATAAAGAAGTTTTTTCAGGGTGTTACGTCATCGCCAGAAAAAAATCCACCAATGAAGCAACATTCAAAAAATATATTTCTGAAATGGGGAAGGCGTTTCTAAAGCCCCTTAATCCACAATATCCCATCATAGAAATGGACAATGATTGCGAAATAGTAGGTGTTGTGGTTGATGCCAGGTGGGATATTTTCTGACCAGATACAAAAAGAAACCAAAGTATCAAAAGCTACTTGCCATGCTTTGATACCTTAGTTACCATGAAACAAAGTTCGTAACTGGGGTATCATCTCATGATCAATAAAGCTACAACTCTTGACTGTCTCGAAGAACTGAAAAACCTCGGCAGCCTCATTACACTAATAGCAAAAGCAACACCAGATGCTACGCTCTCTAGCGATATAGAGTCATGCGCAGGACTGGCATGGGATATGACAAATAGCATATCCAGAAAGCTATCGTCAGCAATGCTTTTACAGAACAAAAATTCTGCAATCAACAACCGTCTTCGCACCCAACGCGAAGCCTGCGGCTTAACAACCGCCGAACTCGCCAGGCTGCTCGATCTCGATGAAGAAGTCATCATCCAGTGGGAGAGCGGAGAGTATGAACCAACTATCAGTATGCTTATCCCACTGGCAAATATTCTTGGCTGAGATCCGATGTGGCTGTTAACTGGCGCGGTTACTCCTCCGGTGCAACCAAAAAGTGAGGAGCAGCAACACCATAACGCATCTCAACAAGTTTGCTCCTTATCTCGCGAAGCTCTTCTACGGAAGAACCAATACCAATGGTGACATAATCGCCGCTTCGCCCCTCAAGGTACATGCGAACATTTTTATCAATCATTGCGGAAACAGTCTCAATATGAAAACACTTCTGAGACTCGCTATATAGCAGAACATATAAGTCAGCTGAGGAAGCCATGAAAAAGTTCGAAAACATAACTGTTCTCCATGTTGATAACTTTGATTATACAAACCAGGAACTTCTCCCGGAGGTTGTAAAGGCAATAGATGTTGCCGATATAGTGATTAGAGGAAAGAGAATTGTCAAAAACAGGCTCGCATGCACTTCAGGAGCAATGACAGAAACAACCTCACAGCAAGATAATTACGAAGGCATTTGTCTGGAGCCTGATTCATTTGCGGTAAATGTTTATCATTTATTGCATGCAACACAGGTGTTACATACGTCCAGTAATAACGAAACAAAAACACTTGGCAGTGAAATTCTGAATTTTGCATGTGAGTATGCAAAAGCCGCTGTTGAAAAAGAATTAGCGCAATAACAACAAATATGCCCTGAACGTTTATTGCGGTTTTATCGCTGGGGATTGTTACAACCTTAATCCACAGGAGGCTTTATTATGACTTTTATAAAGAATATGGCATCACACAAGACCGCCAGCCTTATTGCACAATACGGTGAAAATTACATGCATATTGCCTGCTTATTTCTGCGTAAAGCATACGGGAAATAACAAATGACACATGAACCCATTAATACATATCGTCGCCGTATAGCTGTTGCGGCACTCCATAGAATAAAACGTAAAACAGGTGGTGATCTGCTTATTGTTGACCTTCTGGATGGGAACATTACGACCATAGAAATAACAGAACAGTTTATAAACCAGTTGCTGTTACGCTTTGAAGGTATTACCCGTGGTGAATTGGGCCGAGTGGAGGGTGAAACCGAAATCCGCACTGCATACCAGAATGCTATCGGGATTAATCAACATACTGAATACCAGGCTGAAACCGGAAAGTTAATTATAGACAACCTTTTACAAGAGGTTATTGATTACGCGAAAGAAAAATATTGAGGTAGCCTGAGTTTAACGGACACTCCTTCCTGAAATAGAATGGCATCAGAAGGAGCTAATAATGAGCAGAAAAACCCAACGTTACTCTAAAGAGTTCAAAGCCGAAGCTGTCAGAACGGTTCTTGAAAATCAACTTTCGATCAGTGAAGGCGCTTCCCGATTATCCCTTCCTGAAGGCACTTTAGGACAATGGGTTACCGCCGCCAGAAAAGGACTCGGTACTCCTGGTTCCCGCACGGTGGCTGAACTGGAATCTGAAATTCTGCAACTGCGTAAGGCGTTAAATGAAGCTCGCCTTGAGCGAGATATATTAAAAAAAGCAACTGTAGATTCAATTGGTCAACGCAACAGTTATGTGAAAACATGGGTTGCGGAGGTTTTTTGAATGAGACGAACATTTACAGCAGAGGAAAAAGCCTCTGTTTTTGAACTATGGAAGAACGGAACAGGCTTCAGTGAAATAGCGAATATCCTGGGTTCAAAACCCGGAACGATCTTCACTATGTTAAGGGATACTGGCGGCATAAAACCCCATGAGCGTAAGCGGGCTGTAGCTCACCTGACACTGTCTGAGCGCGAGGAGATACGAGCTGGTTTGTCAGCCAAAATGAGCATTCGTGCGATAGCTACTGCGCTGAATCGCAGTCCTTCGACGATCTCACGTGAAGTTCAGCGTAATCGGGGCAGACGCTATTACAAAGCTGTTGATGCTAATAACCGAGCCAACAGAATGGCGAAAAGGCCAAAACCGTGCTTACTGGATCAAAATTTACCATTGCGAAAGCTTGTTCTGGAAAAGCTGGAGATGAAATGGTCTCCAGAGCAAATATCAGGATGGTTAAGGCGAACAAAACCACGTCAAAAAACGCTGCGAATATCACCTGAGACAATTTATAAAACGCTGTACTTTCGTAGCCGTGAAGCGCTACACCACCTGAATATACAGCATCTGCGACGGTCGCATAGCCTTCGCCATGGCAGGCGTCATACCCGCAAAGGCGAAAGAGGTACGATTAACATAGTGAACGGAACACCAATTCACGAACGTTCCCGAAATATCGATAACAGACGCTCTCTGGGGCATTGGGAGGGCGATTTAGTCTCAGGTACAAAAAACTCTCATATAGCCACACTTGTAGACCGAAAATCACGTTATACGATCATCCTTAGACTCAGGGCAAAGATTCTGTCTCAGTAA